TTCGACTCTGGTTCGGGCATGCTGCTCAGTGAACCTTCTCTGGCGCATATCCACGCGCTTCGTCAGATAACTCTGATGTTCGCGAAGATTGAAGTTCCTTGCACGGATGCAAGGAATTCCGACGCCATGAGGAGATACATTGAGTGTGAGCAGGAAGTTCGCAATGCCGACGCGCGACTTGATCCAGATCGGACCAGTCGTTATAATCGCATCGGTACTCTGCTTTGGGCCGATCTTCTATGTGGTGTTGATGCTAACGCATCAGCACCAGAAGGCCGGACCAGCCACCTCGGCTGGTTCATCCCAAAGCACGGACCAGGAGCCACTGCCGACCGCCTCCGTGGAAACGGAAAGTGGCGGCAGCGTGAATGGACCGAACGTCTGGAACAAGTGTTCCCTTCTGGGGAGCATCTTGTTACCAGCTTCAGACATCACGCCTGGCTCGACGGTTTGCGCTTCCTCGAACCCGGCGCAGAACGACCCGTCAGGGTCATCTCTGTGCCTAAGACGCAACGAACTCCCAGAATCATCGCAATTGAGCCTGCGTGCATGCAATACATGCAACAGGCACTCTTGGGTGCATTCCGGAAAGCTGTCGACTCGGATGACACCAGTCGCAGCTTTGTCGGATGGTCAGAGCAGATGTTTAATCAACGTCTTGCTCTGGAGGGCTCTAGGAATGGAACCCTCGCAACCATCGACCTCAGTGAGGCCTCCGACAGAGTTTCAAATCAGCATGTACGAAGCCTGCTTCGAAACCACAGACATCTCAACGATGCAGTGGATTCGACCAGATCTCGGAAGGCTGATGTGCCTGGCCATGGCGTAATACGCCTGGCCAAGTTCGCGTCTATGGGTTCAGCCTTGACGTTCCCGCTCGAAGCGATGGTCTTCGCGACCATTATCTTCGTAGCATTGGAGCGTAAGGCTCAGCGCCCATTCCGAAGGAAGGATATTGAATCCTTCATCGGACAGGTGCGTGTCTACGGCGACGATATCATTGTCCCCGTAGACAGTGTCACTGCAGTGATAGAGGAACTCGAAGCTTTTGGGCTTCGGGTAAACTCTAACAAGTCTTTCTGGACTGGCAAGTTCAGAGAGTCTTGTGGAAAGGAGTACTACGACGGCGAAGACGTTAGTGTCGTTCGCATGCGTACTCTACTCCCTTCCCACCGCAGGGACGTTCGGGAGATTGTGTCTACCGTCTCTCTCAGGAACCAGCTTTACAAAGCTGGCCTGTGGAAGAGCGCTAGATACCTCGATGAGTTGGTGGGGCGGATTATTCCCCTTCCGACTGTTCTCGAGTCGTCTCCTGTGCTCGGTCGTCACAGTTTTCTCGGTTACCATCCCGAGAAGCACTGTTCAACACTACATCGGCCCCTTGTCAAGGGCTATGTGGTGAAGTCAGATATTCCAGTTTCTAAACTGGATGATCTGGACGCCTTGCTCAAGTGTTTCGTCCTCGCAGAACACGCGAATCCCTCCGAAAGGGAGGAACATGATTCAATCGCAGCTGGGAAGCTGCGGCGTGATCTGACCGGTCTCTTGCCAGGAACCGGTGATGAGCACCTAGAACGTTCTGGGCGCCCCCGAGTCGTCGACATCAAACTCGGCTGGCACACTCCGTATTAGCAGTGTGCCAGGTTCATGGAACTCCGGTTTACCGGAGTTGCGGGTAACCCCCGCCTGGGAGTCGTGTGCGACTCTCTCGAGTCGAACTAAGTTGGCAGCGTTCTAAATGCTGCTAGTTTAGACGGTGGATACGGTTTGTTAGAACAAACCGACCCACCGCACGACCCGGGAGATGCACTTGGCAG